ACGTGCCGCCCTGCACCTGGACGGCAAAGTCTTGCACCTGATAGCCGGCTTGGCCAACAACGTAGCGCAGATTATTGCCAGATGATGCAGCTTGCGTCGTGCTATTTGTGACGGTTTGCATGGCGCGTTCGCCAGTAGCAGCAACGCGGTTAAATGCCGCTTCGGCTTGCGCACCGCCTTCAACGGTGATCCGAACTGGAAGATTTGATCCGGACCCGCTCATCCCGCGCCTTCCTTTAATTTTGCAGCGCCGGCCGATTGGCCAGATTGCACAGCCATAACCAACGGCGCGGCTATGTTATTAGGAACGCCTGCCGCAGCGGCCAGGATTAATGCTGCGCTAGCGTCAACGTGCGTCGCCACCATGCCGCCGCGCAACGCATCGCACGCGGCTTGCCAACACGCCCAACCATCAACGGTAGTCGGTTGCCGCTCCGGTAAATCGTATTCGCAGTTTATTCCGTCGCCGCAGGATCGGCCTGGCTGGGGGCATGCGTTGCAGTAATCGCGCCCGCCGCCGAAGTGCCACTCGGCGCGGGCGCGAATGCGTTTCCCTCCGCGTCATGCGCCATCATCACGGCCAGCGCGGCGGGAAAAAACTCCTCGGCCATGCCGATCATTTGCATGAGGACGGCGCATGCATCGGGCGTGCAATCGCCTTCCACGCCTTCCCATGCCGTGATCGTCAAGCGGGCAAGTGCAATGGACGTGAAGCCCATCACAACGGCCGCCATGCGGTCGTCAGGCGGTTTGGCGCCGTCTAGCAGGGCGGCAGTAGCCGCCGCCGCCTTATCGGCTTCCTGGCGCGCCCAGGCGCTTGCTGCGGTGACTTCCGCGCGCGTGGCCGGGCGATGGTAGACGCGGACGCCTTGCGCAAGGTCTGTCCAGCGAGCGTCAAATGACGGAAGGCGCAGCGTCATTCGAAGTTCGCCATCTGGTTTACCAGCACTACAGACAGCGATGTATCTGCGCTGGCGTTGTAGGCGCCACGAAAGGCAAATGTGGCTGAAATGCCCGCGCGCCCCTGCGCACCAACGCCGATGCGGTCGAGATAGGCTTCTGGCACCGTAAAGGTAAGCGCCTGCGTCGCGCTGATGGAGTAGCCGAACGTCAGCGCAACCGGCGCCGTGCCCTCCGCGTCGCTGAGCATCGTGTCGGTATCCATGCGAAGATCAACAGTGCCGGTTACTTCCATCGGTCCCGCTGCCGCTTCGGTGATAGCGCCGTCAGCGCGGTTAGCCTCTCGCAAAACCTCGAGCCCGTTAGAAAACCGCAAAGTTGCACCCGTAACACGCGCTAGTGCCGACCCTGCTCGCGTCGCCGTCATTACAGGGCCAAGGAACGGAACCCACGCGGCATCCGTTGGCGTACTGTCTGCGCTAGACGACGCGCGAGCAGGCGCGTTTTTAGCAATCATGCCGATTGTGAACGTTTGCTGCGCTTCACCAGGCCTAAATGCGGCTTCAAGCGTATTCGCCCGCACACCAAGCACACGCTGGTAGCCATTGGCAGTAAATGCGTTTCCATGCTCAATCGACATAGCAAGCGGAGTTGCACCACCGGCCTTAAAAGTGTGAGTGTGGTTAGTCGATCCGGTTGATGTCGGCGCGCCAAAAAGCAACCGAAGCCAATAGCCAATATTATTAAGATCGGGCTGGATTGAAACGGTTGGTTCAATGGTCAAAAGCCCCTGAACCGGATCAGGCTCTGACCGATCACCAACAAGGCCAATGATATCTTGTCGCTCCCACGGCCGCGCGATGCCTGGATTATAACTGCGAACAGGTAGACGCTTCCAACTGTTACCGCTTGGAAGGGTGCCATAAGTGGCTTCCCATTCCGCAATAATGCTGGAACCATGGCCAAATGCTAGCGCCATTGCTTGCGCCTCCTAGCGCCGGAAAGGCAACGTGCGCGTGAGCGCCTGTTGCCAGATTGTTGAAGTGTTTGACTGGACATAAGCCCGCGCAATGTCAGCGGGGCGGAACCGCGCGCGGTAGTTAGCTGCGCGGACAAAGGCAATAATTAGCAATGGCGCGCCGCCCATTTCCTGAGCGTTGCGGTAAATACCCGGCGCTAGCGTGGCATGTTCCGCGCCAACCGGGATCATAAAGTATTTCTCAATTTGGCGCGCACCACGGCCGGCGCGATTGGATCGGTTTGCTCGATAGCCTTGTTCGCCAAACAGCCGCAAATAGGACAGCAATTTGGTAATCTGGCCGCGCGAAATGTTGCCGTAAGCGTCGAGTTCAGCCCATTTGCCTGGCACCGCAACGCGATTGGCAGGCAAACCAATCACACGCTCAAACCGCTTCAAGCGCCGCGCGCCGCCCTCAATCTGCGCGCGCAAAATCTTGTAGCCCGGAATAGTGCCGGCGCTACCGGGCTTCCAGTCAATGACCGCCACGGCGGTCCCGGCCAGAACGTCGCTATCAGTAGCAGGGATGACGTTGACGCTGTTGAGCACCCACGGCGTAGGTCGATCAAACGTCCGCACCATGTCGGCCTTGATCGCGTCGCGCCCACCATACGCCATCGCGTTTACCGCCCGCCGCACCGTTTGGGCTAAGCTGCGCTTTTCACCAATAAGATCTTGCCGCAACCGCGACACATCAAACGCAACAGCAATACTAGTCATGTGTGATAGGCGACAATCCGCAGCACAACGACGGCGCCGCGCACGGCTTCCGCCATTTCGACACGCGGCGGGCTGCTGTCCTCGTCAACCTCGATCCCCAGGCATGCGCCAGACAGTGTGCGGGCCGCCATGAGCGCCGCGCGGCATGTGTCGGCTAGAGTAGCCGCCGCATCCTCCGCGCCCCCGTTAGCGTCACCCTCCGCGACAGCGTCATGGCACTCAACAATGACAACTTGCCCTCGCAGCTGCGTGCCGCCGACGTATTCCTCGACAACGGTATTTTCGCCTGTCAGCACTACAACGCGCGGCATATCTGCCAACGCAAGCGGCGCCATCCGGTCGCGATCAACGACGACTTCCAGCGAAGCCACCGCGCTTTGTAGCAACGATGCGACGGCGCGCGGGATAGCAACTCGCGTTGGCGTCGTCATGCGGATGCAGCTCTAAGCCGCGCGGAAGCCACGGAGGCATCCGCTTGCAGCGCAAGATCAAGCATCCAACAACTACTTTCCGCATCTAGCCGAGCGGCCATCACTTCATATTCAGTCGCGCCAATCTTCAAAATATCCCCGGCGCGCGGCCTTTCGGAAAGATCGGCAACTGTCACCATCGCAACAGCGTTTGCGATTATGGCGCCAGTAACCCCCATTGAAGCAAATTGATCTGGCGCGGATAGAATAACGCGCGTTGAAATAGGCAGCTTATTAAGCACGCAAAAAACCGCCGCCACGCTCATGTTTGCATCACGCGACAAAGTGGCGGCGGCGATGTCAAAAGCTGTCATCGCCGCCTCCGTTTTTAAGCCGCGTTCGCGTTCGGGCGACCAAGCAGAACATTGATCGAAGTCGCGCCGGAGGCATAATTGCCCGGCCCAACAGCCCAACCAATGCAATTGTTGCTAGTCGTTGTCGTCGTGACATTGCCGGCAGTGTTGTCCCAGAAAACGCGGACGCCCTCGTTAATGGCCGTTCCGCTCACCTTTGGCAGCGTAACCACGCCAGTCACCTGAATATCAACAGGCGCGCCGCTATCAGCATCGCGCACCGCAGCGCCGAACAGCAGCCCAACAAGCACTCCAGCACCAGACAGAACAGCGGCGGGAGCGGTGACAGTCACCACATCGCCGGCTTGCACAAAGGTCTTCATTGCTCAATGTCTCCTAACCGCCCGCGCAAGGCGGGCGGCTTTTGAATTGCGTGAATTAAGCGCCCGGATTGAACCAGCCACCACGGAAGCCGATGGCGCCGACGGCGAAGTCATGCACGACTTCAACCTTAATGCCGTCAGTGCCAGGTACGTACTGATGCACGCGGATCTGTGGCGCAGTCTGGCCATTTACATAGCCGTACACGTAAATCGGAGCGGCCGCCGGGTCCGCAAACATATACCAGCGGTTGCCGGTAATGTTGGCGTCACTAATCGGAATAAGATCGGAATACAGCCCAACATTGGCGCCACTATCCGCGCTAATGCGGGTCGTATATCGAAGCGCCGCGCCACGGTACGCGGTGCCGGTCAGCAGATAACGGGGCTGCAAATTGAGCTTGATCCCGTCAAGACTGGTCGCGTTCTGAATGCCGGCATAACCCGCATCAAGCGTAGTTTCAGAAATCGTCGCGCCAGAGCTGGCCTTGTTGCCTCGGCCAGTCGTAAAGACTGCCGCAGAGCCTTCCAGCAGCGTCGGGCCGTTGCCGGTCGCCGTCTCGACCATGGAATAAGCGAGGAAGTTTTCGTAATCGGCAATCCGCCGACCAATCATGGCGCCAAAGTCAGAAAAGGCGCCAAGATCATCATTGACGAGCATCTGCCGGGTAACGCCAACGCTGCGCGCATAAGTCTTTGGCGTGATGCGTTCACGCTTTTCAGAGATAGTGCCGCCCTTGATCTCGCCGCCCTCGCCAAGCTCCTGCGGAGCCGGGAAGTCGCCGGCGGTCAGGAACGTATGCGCCTTGAAATCGTTAAACGAACGCTGGCCAAAAAACTGCCGGTAACTGGGCGCGGCAGCAACAAACCCAGCCTCAAGCATCTTGTTGCCAGCGTTTTCCAAAAGCATCGGGAAGTCACTCGACGTGTGGAAAGCTCGCTCAACAAACTGCCCGCGCTGGCGCGGGGAAACATGCTCGCCACGCGCCGCGAGCAGCTCCATCATCATGTCGGACGGCTTAAGCGCGGCAAATTCGCGCCACCGGTCATCCTTGAGATTACGTGCCATGGCAGGCATTGATTGAACGGCAAGGGCGGTGCCCATTGCATCAATGAGCGCGGCCGGGTCATCGCCAGAACGCCCCACATGAGCGGTCTGCGTCGGAACGGTGGCGCCCGCCTGCGTCATAGCTGCCAGCCTATCGAACGCCATAGCGCGCACCGCTTCGGGCATCATGCCATCGTTAATAGCCTGCGCGCGAAGTTCAGCCCGAACTGCTTCGGGCAAAAGTCGAGAAGCGTTCGCAAGAACGCCATCAACCGCTGCAATCCGCGCGCGTTCTGCATTAACCGCGCTGGCTCGCTCGGCCTGAATATCAACAACAACCGCGTCGGAACCCGGCGCGGCAGGCGTGACGTTTTCCGTCATAGTCTGCTCCTGAGAAGCGGCCGGGGCCGCAGTGATGGACATAGGCACTTTTCGCTCGGCAAGCGCCGGCGCATCGTCCACGGCAAAATCCGCTGTTTCCGTGGCCACGAATTGAGAAGCACCATCATCAATCGCGCGCATAATAGCGCCGTCGTCGACGGGTATCGGTGCCAAGCTAATTTCCAAAGGCTCCCAATCCACCGCGCGATGGATTGTTTCTGAGCCTTCATTTACTGGCATATATTTTCGCACTGTGTACCCAACGCTAACACTGCGAATGGTGCCATCCATAACGCGATGCCATAGCGGCTCAACATCTGGCGCGCTGCTAAATTGCAGCGTTGCTATGCCGCGCTTACTTTCCAATTTAGCCGAAACAACTCGGCCAATTTGATCCCGCGCACCGCCATTGCGGTGACTATCAAAAACAGGAGCGTTGCCGCTTGAAAGCCGCGCCATGCGAACAGACGCGGCCGACAAGTCTAGCTCTTCGGTAATAGCACCAATGCCAGGAACGTAGTTTTTTGCGCGCTTGCCAGTCGTCCAAATGACGTCAACCGTGCGGTTGTCTTTATCAATAGACATCGGCGCAGTTAGGGCACGCACAATAATTGCGGCACTGTCAACCTGTTGCAAGTCGTCACTCATGCGTTTGCATCTTGCCCCTGGTTTGGTGCATCAACGTTACGTGGCGCCGCTGCGCCCGTTGCTGCAATTTCAATGGCTGCAATTTGCGCTGCGTCATGCGCAACACCACTTTTCGCCAGTCGCCTCGGGTCGCTATCAACAGCAACCCCCGCGTCATCGCGCAAAGCGTCGGCTTCTGCGATCTTGGCGATAAGTTCCTTATATTCCCAACCAAACATAGCCGCCGCGTCTTGCGGCGCCAGCAGACCCGCGCGAACCTGCGCGACGACAGCCGTTATGTCTTTAAGTGGGTCCACCATTTCAGGTGTTTCAGGGGTATGCGTAAACTGTCCAGCGTCTCGGGGCCAAAGCCCAGCCATTACCCCTTGTTCATGAAACATCATTGCCACCGGCATACAAAGCTGCGGCAAAAGCAAAGTCCATTGCACTTGGCTATTAAGCGCGCGAAACTCGATTTTTCCTGCGCGTAGACTGGAATAATTAGCGCCGGTAAGATCGCCTGAAACTTGGTCGTATGTCAGCCCAGCACCAACTGCGGCGCGCTCAAGTGCTCGGCGCGCAAAATTCAAATGCGAACCGCCCCCAGATGGATTTACAACTTCAATTTCGCCGGCGCCTCGCCGGTACATAATCATGCCAGGTTCGACGTTTTCAACAACTTTACCGTAGCTGTCCTTTACGTACCCAGCATCCGGCTTAGTCATTGTTATTGTGTCTTCGCTGCTATCATTCACCAGCAAAGACAAACAAGCCTCAATATTAGCTTTAATTAGCAATGCAGCTTCGTAATCCTTCAAGCCTGCAAGAGTAGTTAGAACAGGCGCAAGCCAAGACGCACCCCGGACCTGGCCCGGCCGCTCTTGCCTGAATATATGCAACACATATTCAGCCTGGATGCGCTGCGACGTAAACGCACCGATCGCCGGCATCAATGGCCAAACGTCCCCCGGATGCCGAGGCAATAGCCAATAGGCAACAGCTTCACCGAATTGCCCGATTTCCACGCCTTGAACAATAGCGCGGTTTTCATATGAACCGGTTTTATTCCGGTCCAAATGATCGGCCTCTAAAACTTGCAGCCTCAGACCAATTGGATTTGTTGGCGTCGGCGGGCTAACATACATTCGCACAAGACATTCGCCGTCTTGCACAACCGCCCGCATCACAAGGGCTTGAATAGCCGCAAGCGTTTTTTTGTTTTCGGCATCACAAGCAGTGGTTTCTGCCCATGCGCGCCACTGTTCCGCGTGCTGCGGATCGGACCAAGCGCATGTAATTCCAGACCCAACAGCGTTTGCCGCCCAAAGATCCACAATCCGACGCGCAAAAGCATCATTGCGAACTGCCATGCGCGCGGCTTTAGCAAGCGCGGCACCGCCGACAGTTACTTCCGCATTAACGCTACTGGCTGGCGGCGTAATCCCACGCCCAGCGCGGCTATCAGGACGCGCCGCGTCATAACTGCGAACAACCTGCATAGGCTGCCGCGCGCGCTTCTTGTTCTTTGCCATTACCAGTACCGATTAACAGCAGCAAAAGTCACTACCGGGCGACGAACGCCGGATATTTGCGCATCGTAAAGCGCAATAATAGCAGCGGCAATATCCGCAATTTCGCGATATTGCACTTGCCTCCCATCAGCAAACCTAACCGAAAAAGTGCCCGACGTGTACGCATCTGCTAGTGATTTAGCAGGCGTGCCGGCAGACTGAGCCAAGGCCCATGCAAGCTTATAAGCATCCATTGCGGCCCCCTCTATCTAGCCCATCGGTTAGAACGTCCGTTTAGCCAGCTTTCCCGCCGCTCAATAGGTTTTTCAGCGTCAATCACAGGCGTATTTGGAATTTTTGTCGGTCGTGTAGCTAATTCAACCGCCTCATGCTCGGCTTCCAGAGTTTGCCAAAATAGATCGCCGTGGCGGTCCGCGCCGGCAATCCACAGCGCGGCGCGCGCATACACGGCGCAGTCAAGCGCCTCATTCCGCTCACGCAGGGGCCGCCATTCCTGCCGATGCCGGCCGTGCTTGTCTTTCACGGTAACAAGCTGCTCGGCAACCAGCTGCTTAAGCGCCTCAACCGGCGCCCACTTTGGCAGATGCACCCAGCCCGGCGGGAAACCCTCGTCACTCCGCGACAACCATAGCCGGCGGTATAGCTCGCCTTTTAGCTGCGACGCGGAAAGCGTCCACAACTTTAAGCCGCCGCGCACCTTGGCGCCGCGCTCCGTGACATCGACGGAAGTCGGCCCGGTAATCGGCACCGTGGCGCCCATGCGATCCGCGCCCTTGAGAGGCAGGATGCGCGGGTCGTGCAAGCGCCTCAACTGGGCGTAGACCGCAGCCGTGTTGTACCCGGTGTCAACGCCGCACCGCAGAACGCGAAGGCTTCCACCGCCCTCACGATGCACGGGCTTGTCCAGCCGTTCCCGCAACGCCTGCCACACTTCCGGCTGCGAAGGATCGCCGTCGAACACTTCACGGCCAACCAGCCGCGAAGTCATCCCCCTACCCCATGCCCACAGGTACAACTCAACACGGGCGCCCTGTACGTCCACGCCGCCGGTCACGGCTAGCGCATCAGCAGGCGCCCAATTCTCCGGATAGTCTTCCGCGCGCTCTAGCAGGCGCTCCCAGTCCGGCGCGTCGCCGCGCTCCTGCCAGGTCTCGCCAAGCGCCGTGTTTACCCAGGTCTTGAGCCGTTCCGGGTTGCTTTGCACATCCGCAAACTCGCGCGCCGTTTCCGACAAGCGCCGCCAGGACGAATACAACTCAGACAGATGAAAGCCGGCGACGCCCGCGAAGATGCCTTCCCCGCGCCACCCGCCGCCGTTGGCTTCCGCCGTCTCGATGGCCCTCCATCGCACGCCGTCATCCCACGCGGCGCCGCACGCCTCGCAGTGATAGGCCGCCGTAGTTGTGTCGCCCGCTTGCCAACGAACCTGCGCCCATTTGAGCGTTTGCGCCTCGCCGCAATGCGGGCAAGGCACCCAGAACCGCCGCCGGTCGCTCTCGTTATACGCTTCCTCGATGCGCGAGGCGCCGCGAATAGTTGGCGTCGATGCCAGTACAATCTTGCGGTTCCACATCGTGGTCGCGCGCTTGATCGCCAGCGATACCGGGTCCCCTTCGTTGCCCGCGCTGTGCGGGTAGCCGTCCACCTCGTCACAACACACCACGCGCACCGTCTTCGCGCGCAGCCCTGACGGCGCATTCGCGCCAACGATAAACAGTTTCCCGCCAGGGAACTGCTTATGGAGGATCGTGTTTGCGCTATCCCGCGACCGAACCGCCGCAACCTTCCGCCGCAGCGCCGGGCTATCCCGGAGCATCGGCGCCAATTCCTCCTTGCTCCATTCCTCAGCCGCCGCCGTCGTCGGTAGCACCATCAGGATCGGCGCGGGGTCTTGATGGATGTGATAGCCAATTAGATTGTTGATGACCTGCGTTTTACCGACGCGGGCGCTGGTCATCATAACGACGCGCTCAACGCGCGGGTCGCTAATCGCGTCGAGTATCCCGCGCAGATAAGCCGCGCGAGCCGTACGCCACCGCCCCGGCTCCGCGCTGTTCTCCGTCGAAAGGACGCGATAAGCGTCAGCCCACCCGCTAAGCGTCAGCCTCGGCGGCGGCGCCAGGCGCCTCAGTATCCTCGTTGCCGCTCGCGTTGCGGCTAGCCCTGCGCCGGGCGCGATCAGTGACAGAGCCGACAACCTCGGTCCTGGCGAGGTCGCCGCATGCCTCATGTACCAACTCCGTCAAGGCTTCGCGTATCTCGACCAGCCCCGACAACGCCGAAACGACAGGCGCCGCACGCGACGGCAAGCCTAACATCTTCGCCCGGATGCCATCGACCAGCGCGCCGACAACCACGTCCAGGTCTTCGGCTAGCACCGCCTCGCCGCGCATCTGCGCATTGAGCATCTCCCGCGCGTCAGCCTGCGCCGTCAGCAGCCGCACCCGCGCCGCATCCAAATCCTGCGCAGCCTCCGAACCGCCGCCCGCCGCCTTTCCAGACGATGGCCGCATGTGCGCGCAGTAGGCGCGAACGCATTCCTTGAGGTCGTATGCCTCGCCGCTACCGCCCGGAAGTACGCCATCCGC